CTGTCGTTTCTATTTCATACCTAATAGGTAGGTTTGCAGTTTGCATATAAACAGTTGATAAATTATTTGCATTTAAAAACGTATGTGCTGTAATAAATTTACCATCTATTACAAAACCAACTCTAACGGATCCCATACCCAACCATTCATAATCCGTAAATAAAATAGTTGCTTTAGTTGGATCGAGTGTATAGCCAGAAGCTCCTGTACCATCTAATTTATCACCATTCCAAGCTGACTGTGCAATTGGATCATCAACACTTGAACCTGATGTATAACTTCTTCTTACAATTTGATAACCTGTTCCAGTGTCTTCAAAAAAAATTCCATTGTTTGCATCAAAACTTCCAACACGTTGTTCTAATCCAGATTCTTGTGCATTCATTACAAATGTATTAAATATAAATAATGACTTACCTGGTTGATAAGACATAACTCTTTTTGATTGTCTTATGACTTTATCGCCTGAAGCAGTAGTAACATTTAAATTAACTGTAGATTTTGCTGATGTATATGAAACTGTACCTGATCCAGTTAGTGATTCATCAAAAAGATTATTTTTTGACATTACATTTGTACTATCAAAAATAGTAAATGGATTGGAAACTCTTAATCTTCCAAATGCATCATAAGCATTTGATCCATTTCCACCACCTATTACTGTAGGCTCTGTATTTACATTATTACATCCAGACATTAGCAACCAAACCTCATATTAAACCACGTAAATCTTTGTAGTTGTTGTTTTAAATCTTCTTGATAACCAAAGTTTAATTCATTCTTTAATGTATCTAAACCTTCTCTTAATTGTCTTTGATTGTCTTGTCTGTATTCAGGAGTAGGTTCTGGTATGACGGCTGTAATCTTTGCCATTATCTTCTACCTCCTGCTTGTATATCTAATCTTAAAGTTCCATATCTCCAAGATTGATTTACTGCATCATTTTCTATTTTCAAACTAACCTGTCTTCCTCTAACTCTTGTACTTACAAAAGTTGTGGTACTATTACACGTAAATGGACCTGTAATCAATGGACCATTGGAATCTGATTGTTCTGCTTGATTAGGATAATTTCTAAAGAACATAGTAATCTTTGCATTACCAGATAAATTTTTAAAGTCAGGTATGAATCTAGATACTCTCATTATGTTTTCACCGTCTCCAGCCATACCTTGTTGAACATCTAAATCATAATCTCCTGATTGAATGTAAGAAGTTATCGCTGTTGAAACTCCATTTGCATCTACTTCATTAACTCCTGTTTCGTGTGCCCAGTATTTAGATGAGCCAAAAGTATTAGTAGCTCCATTGATTGTAGGAAAACTAGGTACAGTATTAACTGTAAATTGAGTTGCATAAGGTAATGCATAAGTTTGAGAATCATTATAACTTGTTCTAGCTAATGATCCTGTAGTCCAAGTTTGTTCTAAAAAATTAAATACAACGTTTCTATTAATCTGCTGCGAGCCACTTGCTGCATAGTACCAACCTACTTCATTATATAATGAGTTATGATAAGCATAAGTAATTTGATTAGCATCATAGTTAATGCCTAATGCATCACCTTGAGTAGTAAATACAAAGTCTTCAACAAGTGATGGTAATTGTTTAACCGTACCATCATACATAAAGAAGCCTCCACCAAATCCCATCCAGAAGACAGCACCTTGTGCAAAGACTGCAGCGTGTTGACCTAAACAACCACAGTTTGAACCTACTTGTCTAATACTAAATGTAAAAGGTGGTCCTACGAATTGAATTGCATAAGCAGCTTGATCTGTTAATACCAAGACATAATCTTTACCTTGAACGGCTGTAATGATTTCATTTCCTTGGTCAAGTAAGAATGTACCTGCCGTATTGTTTGCTGTAGGTGTCCATTCATTAACACTTTCTTGATTTGAAAATCTTATGAACATTTTATTTTGAGTTGAAGGACTTCCAATGGTTGTTTCTGTTCCTATTAAGAATAAATGTCTATCTCTATCTGATACTAGACTCATTAATGAAGTTGTAGGTGCACCTGATACAACAGCTGCTCTTATATCTAAAGCACCTGCTGTTGTTGGGTTCCAAGTATATGTTGCACCATTTCTAACCGTTGCTACTAGCAACTGGCCATAATTATCTAGCGACCAGGAGCCTGGATCTAGTGTTACGTTTGTTGTAGAAGATTCTTCTCCCCACGCACCTGCTGACCAAGTATCCGTACCCCAACCATAAGCAGGAGTTTGAAATACTGGACCTATTGTAATGTATGAATTTAAAGTTGCTGAACCTTGAGCTGACATACCTGTGCCACTTTCATTTGATGGCATAGTAATTGTAAAAGTATTTCCAGTTGGTGTTGCAATGACTTCAAATACATTTGTTGTAAAATCTGCTGTAGTATATCCAGTTACTCCTCCACCTGGTAAGGTAACTGTTTTAAATTTAAAATAATCTCCTGCCGATAATCCGTGAGAAGTTAAATTAACTGTAACTGTTGCTGAACCTGTTGTTGAATCAAAAGTACATCCTGTTTGATCTGCATTGATAGGTGTAATGTCATAAAAACCACCTTCATAATAAATAATTAATACTTTGGATGTACCTAATGCAGCGTATTTTTTACCCGTTAAATCCGTCCAAGTGTGTTGAGCTCTTACAGGACCTGCTAAAGTTTCGTCTACAAGTTGTTGCCAACCACCTATTTTTTCAGGTTGACCATATCTAAACCTAACATTATCACCATCTACCCATTGCCCTTCAGCTCCGGTTTCTGTGGCTTGTTTATTAAATCCTGGCTTGAATTGTATCTTTTGTAACATAGATACCCTTTATATCTAATTTTTTGCCAAAAATATAGTTAATTTAATTAAGAAATTTTAAAAATTTCTTTACTATCTTCATTACATTTTATTTCTAAATTTAAAGATATTCTTGGTTTATTGTATGATGGATAGGGGTAATGATATAAGTAATCAGGGAATATCAATAAGTCACCTGATTTTGGTTTATAATTTTTTACTTCATCATTAAATTTAAAATCTATACCTAAATTATCTTTAGGTATTTTTAAAAATATTACAGCATTAATAGTTGAAGTATTAATATGATTATGCCAATCAGTCCTATTAAAATTTTTATCTGAAAAATAACACCATACTTTAAAATTTGTATCTTTAACTGTAAATTTATTTAAATATTTTTTACAATATTTAGTTAATATTTTATATAATTTTTTATTGTATTTAGTGTTAATTAAATAATTGTTACCATTAAATTTATAATGATTAATTCTACTTTTAATGCATTCTTTTATTAATTCTTTTTTAAATAATTTTATTTGATTATTTATATTAATAAAATAAATCACTATCTATTTATGCACTCATTTACGTGAAATTTTAACGGGTCTCCATCTAATTTATTAATACTTTCAAAAAAAGTTATCAAAGTTAATCTTTCTTTTTGTTTTTTGCCAAAATTATTTACAGCGTGAAAATGAAAAGCATCAAATAAAACCATTCTATTTTTTAAAGAAGTAAATTCAAATGTCTGTTGAAAGCATTCTCTGTTTTCTTTAATAGATTTAAAAAAGTCTTTTGATTTTTTATTGTTTAAATAACTTTTAACTTTAACATCTTTATGATCTGGAAAAGGTTCTTTTATTTTTTTAAAAATAGCAGTTCCAGCGTCTTCTTCATCACTTAAATAAACAATTGATGTAATTTCTGAAGATGAATCTTGATGAACATAACCAGGTTCTAAATGTTCATTAGTTTTTATTTTTTGAAAATACTGAGTTGCTTTCCATTGTAAACTACTTTTATAAATTTCATTAGGATATAAAGAAGCAATTATTTTTGCTGTTGTGTCTTGAAAAAAATCATTGTCAACCAAATGTAAAGGGTCAGTTCTTTTTCCTGGCCATCTTCCATCTCCTTTTTTAAATTTTAAAGTTTTGGAAAAATTTATTACTGCGTTTGGATTGTGAAAAAAATTATCTATACAAAGAGTAGGCCAAAGCATTTTATTATTTATTTAACAATATAGTCCATTCTAGTTTAGATATCAAATGATTTACATAGACTTTTTTTAATTTATTTTTTTTTATATATTTAATAAGTTCTTCTAAATCAAATATAATCCATTTATCTTTCATTTCTAAAACTATTTTATCTGCTCTACTATCTGTTCTACTTTTTTGAGCAGGGGTTCCGTCTGGTAATTTAAACATATCTCTAACATCAAATTTATAAAAACCATTTTGACCTTTTAAAATTCCAGCTACATTCCAAGATGATTTTTCTTTTGGATATTCAACCGTGGTTAGATACTTAACAAATCTGTTAAGGATTGAATCCTCCTTCATTATTCTTTACATTCAAAATTCATAGTCAAAGATATTCTGGGTTGTTTTGATAAGTTTTGAGTAGTTTCGTGTTGTAACCAACCTGGAAATAAATAAAGTTCATTTTCTTTTGGAGTAAAGATTTGATAAGGTGTATTAAAAGCATTATGTAAATTTATATTTTTTCTATTTAAATATCCGTGTAAAGTATCAGGTCTTTTAAAAATTATGTTTCCACTATTTTTAGGAACTTTAATGTAAAAAACAGCACTTACAGCTGTATCTAAATTAGTATGTAATGAATTGTAGCTAAATGGATAATTTATGTTTAAAGAAGAACCTGTGTATTGAATTGGTTTTCTTAAATTAAAAATACCAGAAAATTTTCCAGCTAATTCATATATTTTTTTATATAAGTTATTGTAAGGAGGTTCATTATATTTTCCAATTATTATTGGACTTTGAAAACCTCCTTTATTTGATAACTCAACTGATTTTTCATTTTTTTCAATTTTTTTACAAAATTGTTGTAATTTTTTTACATCTTCATTAAGTTTTATTATTCCCAAAGGATATCTAAATAAATCTGTAACTGTTATTTTTTCTGACATATTATTTCACTACCATCCACCTATATTATTTCCTAAACTAGGTCTTCCATCATAAATAGGAACATCAGTTTTAGTATCATTATAATGTAAAAAAACTTGATAACATTTATTTCCTTTAAATTTTTTTCTCCAATGTTTTAATTCACAACCCCTATATAATAACATATCACCAGGATTTAAAATAATTTCTACTTCTTTTTTATCTATTAAAAAATAAATAGGCCAAGTATCTCCTCCCAAATTTAAAGTTGTTGAAAATTCACAAGCATCTCTATCTATGTGTGGTTTTAATATACTGCCTTTTGTATATATTCTAAAATAAGAATTCATAGATTTTAATTTTAAATTAAGTTCTTTCTCTACATTTCCTCTTAAAAACTCTAAAAGACAATCAAAAAACTCACTTCCATAATAACAAAAAACATCTTTTTTAGTAACTTGACCATCTCCAAATGTTCCATAAACTTTACTATCCATAGGAATTAAATGATTATTAAATAAATATTCAGTTTTTGTTTTTGTTAATTCACAGTAATTTACTGCAATGTCACATACTTGTTTATTAATTATATTTTTTATAAGTTTATAGTTTTTAAACATAAGGATGTCCTAAATTCCATAAAACCAATGAACGTCTAACTCCTTTTGTAACAGGAGTTACTCTGTGATAAGTATAAGAAGGAAAAACAACAATAGAACCTTTTTTAAAAATTTCTTTACAAGTTAATACTTTATTTTTTTCTAAAGGTGTAGAAAAATCAAATTGTAGTTCACCACCCTTATATTCTTTTGAATCATTTAAAGAACAACTAACGGATAATTTTCTTATTTTTCCATAAGTAAGAGGCTCATCTACTTTTGCATAAGGTTCATCCCAAGCATCTTTGTGCCATCCATAATGTTGATTTTTATTGTATTCAGTGTACTGAGCGTGTTCAGTTCTATCCCATTGAAAATTCCATCCAGCATTTTTATTGGCTACGTGTATATATGGGTGAATAACATCAAATATCATTTGATTACTTAAAAAACAAACAAAAGAATCTCTTCTTTTTTTATCCTCAACTTCTGCACCAATTTTTGCTAACTTCTTTTTTTCTAATTTTGCTAATTTATTTACTTGATTAATAAATTTATTAGACAATACAGATTCAAAGTACCAATATTTATAACTCATATATATTTTTTATAAATTATTTATAATTTTAAAAATACTTGGATTTACTAATTTTAAATACAAATTAAATGATATTATTGTCTTTCTTATATCATTCATAACTCTAGGAGCTCTATGTATTATAAAACTAGGAAATATTACCACATCTCCTTCTTCAGCGTTTATAGTAATTTTTTTCTTTATATTGTATTGATCTATTAATTCTGTTTTTGGTGAACCTTTAGGAAATTCTAAATAATAAACACCTGTATAATTTTCACCGTGTGTATGCCAACCGTGTGTGTTATTTTTAGTATATTGTTGATACCACATCCCTCTTACTTCACAATTTTGATAATTTAAATCTTTAGCACATTCATTAAAATGTTCTTCTAATTTAGGTTTAACAAATTTTATCCATTCTCTAGTGTAATCAAAATGCTTTGACCAATCTAATCTATGAATTTCATCTCCATAATATTGATCTTTTATATTTAAACTATCATTATAAGAATTGTTAATAATAGATAAAAGATTTTCTTTTATTTCATTATGATATTTAAAAGGTCTTAGTAAAGCAGTTGTACCTAACTTAATTTTTTTTCTCATACGTATATATTTCTTTTAAATATATACATATCATTTTATTTATTTATTTCAAGCTTTATAAAGCTGTATAAGTAGAAGTATCAGGATTCCAAACGTAAGATAAGCTAGGTTCGTCGTGTGTATATGCTACCCATCTTTGATTATCTTCATCCCAATCAATTTTATTAAAAGGTAATAAATCTAAAGATACTGGAGGGTTATCATTTGTTTGACATACCCATCTTTGATTATCTTCTTCCCAATTACAGGTAACATTATTATAATTTAATTCTTCACCTGTCTTATAATGTCTATATTTTCCAAGTGGCATTGCCACAGGAGGTTGCCAATCAAAATTAGAATTTAATGTCCAAGAAGGATAAGGTTTTGGTGTAATAAATACATCATTTACAGAATCATAAGTATATCCTTTTCCTGCATATTGTTTTCTAAATCTATTATTGTAAGAAGTTTGTTTCCATTTTCCACCTAATAATTTTGTACAATATGCTTCTCCATCTGGATGCATATCATTTTCTCCTAATGGGCCATTACTTGTTGGCACAGCATTTCCAATAACTATTACATTAGTTACAACATTATTTTCATCTAATTTTGCAAAATGAGCCATATTTATCCTATTGAAAAAGTTCCTGTTTCATTAAATGTTAAAAGAGTTGCTTCTCCATCTGGTGCAGGTGTTTGTGTTTTTGTATTTGAAGCTCCAGTAATACTTATTTTTGAAAAAGATTCTGCAGGTGCTCTTACTAAAACAATTCCAGAACCACCAGCTCCACCATTTTGAAAAGGTGCATTTGCATCTCGTGATCCTCCTCCACCACCTCCAGTGTTTGCTGTTCCTGGAGTACCTGTGCCACCTCCAGTAGCAGGGCCACCGCCCCCTGTACCGCCTGAACCTGGTGTTCCAGAGTTTTGAACTCCTCCACCGCCACCTCCAGCATAAGTTACTGAAGAACCTGAAATAGTTGTAGCTGTACCTGGGCCACCACTTCCACCATTAGAACCTGAATTTTGTCCTTGTGTTCCAGAAGCTCCTCCGCCTCCGCCTCCGCCAGCTGTTGCGGGAGTATTACCTTGTCCTCCAGGTGCTCCTTCAGGAGGTGAATATCCTCCAGCATTTCCTGGAGCATTAGTACGTACTGGTTCTGATGCACCACCACCTGAACCGCCTGTGGCTCCAGCACTTGAACTTCCTCCACCGTGTCCACCTCCAGTTGATTCTATTGTAGAAAAACCACCTGTAGCTGAAACAGTTGAGTCTCCACCTGGAGTAGATGGGGTAGGATATGGATTTGGAGTACCCCCAGCACCAACTGTAACAGTTGCTGTGTCTCCAGTGTATAATAATTGACTTGTTATTGATCTTGAGCCGCCTCCGCCGCCCCCGCCGCCTCGTGCACTTCCACCAGCCCCTCCGCCAGCGACAAGATAGAAATCAAAAGAATATTCTTTTTTAACTCCAGCAGTTAGTCCTAAACCTTTAGCCGATCCTGCTCCTAGTGATCCTAAAATTGGCATCTTTCTATAATCCTCCTATTACGCAAACTGCGTTTGAGCTGCTAATACTGTAAAAGTAGAAGAAGCTGTTTTAATAGCTGTAAATGTATAAACGTCATTAGATGTTACATTACCACCAGTTGGTGCGCTTCCACCTTGCCATACTGGAGTTACTACTGAACCATCTACTTTAACTGTTGTATTATAATAAGTTACGTTGTTGTTTTTATTAATGTAAGCAATTGTAATTGATTCACCATTATCCATTGAAGCATCTAATGAATTAGAACCATCTCCTCTTAAATTAATTGTGAAGTTAGCACTTGCTGTAGCTGTGCTTAATACAACACCTTGAGTATTTGTATCAATGTTAATATCAGAATCAAAAGTACCTACAGTAGTTACTTTTTCTGCAAGACCATTAATTTTACCATTACCATTTAATGTTACTCTTCCAATTCCTTTTGGAGTTAAATTTAAATCAATATTTGTATCACTACCTGTAACAGAAACATTTGGAGCTCCAGTTGTTGCTGCGTTAGCAACTGTAATTTCATTTACAGCTGAAGCTGTTTTTGAAAATTTGATGTATTCATTATTTGAATCATCTTCAATTGCACCGCCTGTATCAATAACAATGTCATTACCATTTGTATCTAATACTGCTGATAATTGTGGAGCATAATCATTTGATAATTTTCCAACATTTGAATCTGCAACGTCTGTTCCATTAATGTATAAAACTT